TCATGGGCTTTCGCCTCGACTACGAGTTCCGGTTGCGTCTCTGGCTGGTCTGCATCCCGCAGAGAATCCCAGACTACAGGTGCAAGGCGCTTTGCGCTTGACCGGCTAAGACCGACTGCATCCCGCAGCCGACGTTCAACACCACGCAAGGAAGCGGGGTGAATACACTTTGCACCGTGCATGGCGTATAGCTGCTTTGCACGGCTAGCAAACTCATTGATAATAGCATCAGCCATACCGGCATCAGCCACCATGTCGATACCTTGACACATCGCATCGTAGTAGGCTTCAAGCCCCTCGTGCACTAGATCGGATTCAGCCATCTTGAATATCTCAGCGGCGTATTCTTCTGGGCTTTGCTCTGGCATCGGCTCAGGTGTCATCTCTTCCATGTCATCCATCTCGCCCATGCCGTAATACTCCTCTAGGCTTTTGACACTGTTACGATACTCCGCTGGTGTCGGGGTTATGCTTGCCTCAGCGATAGGCCAGCGGGTGATTTCAGCGGCACCGCCCATGCTCTTGCGCTCAACCAGGTGAGCAGCGGCACCGGATGAAAAGCCCATCTTGCCTTGCTTGCAGAGCTTCGCAATCATACTGCCGTACTCATCGGCTAAGTCTAGCTGCGCTTCGTACCACAAGCCGGTATCGTCCATCTTGATGTAGCCAGTACCGATAGACTTCTTGCCTACGCTTGAGTCCATACCGTGATGGTAGTAGACGTTCAGAGGTATGCGCTTGCCTTCGGTCATCGGAAAGCCGTAGTCGGTTGACTTCGTAAAGTAGTCACCTTCAAGGTCGGCGGTCTTGGTGTCACCAAAGCGCACCAGATAACCCTTGACATAGCCAAGCCTATCGCTCTTGATTCCGTCCACTGTAGATGTCAGCACGTCCATGGCGTAAGTATCCCACACGGTCAAATAAACACTTGAGTTTGATCTGCAAACTCTGGAATTACGTTTTCATACCTGACATCTACGTTTTTATACTTTGACAGGGATTCAACAACATCTACTTGCACTGGTAATACACCTATCGTGATGCCTAATGCTTTGATAAGTTTTTTCATTGAGGTAACGTCATTGACTATTTCTAGATAGCCATCAAAATACAATTGTTGATTATCGTAAATTAGATTAGACGTTTGCCCACTTATTGTTATTGTTGCGATGAGCATAGTACGTTATCCACCATAAACTTAAAGTAATCAAAATCACGTTCTGCAAATCCAAGAGGGTCTTTTAGTAAAAACTCTATGCCAACCGTGGGGACTTCGATGCCTGTAAACAGTGGGTCGCTTGCTACTAATCCAGCATAATCTCTACCCCAGTTGTCAACCTTAACAAGACCTTGTGGATGCATTTGAGGGCTATCAAGCCTGGTTCTGTATTTATAAAAGTTTGATGTTGCTTGACGCAACTTTGGATCATTCATATCTAGATAATGTATGAATTCGTGACTGACAATGTCATCAAACGTATCTCTAAATGTGCTTCCAGTTTTATTGATAGCAATTACATTGTTCCCATGCGAAAACCATCCACCTACGCCACGTCTACCTTTACCCTCAACAATAAATAATTGATTTGGTTTAACATCAGAAGGTATCGGTATGACAGGTTTTAATGGTCTTTCATCAATCCATGAGGTAACAATTTCTAATCCGTCTACCCATTGACGATGATCTTGTTTTGTTGGCATTACTGCTTGAGCGTTACGGCTATCAGCTCTATTCAATTGCTTTCTGTATATAGCATCATCTGGAGACACGTAACTAATTTGCAATGGTTTTTCTGACTTTAACGCGTCATGCATTAATGTTCTTTTTTGATTATCAGTTACATAGATTTTTTGTCTAAGTTCTTCAATCTGTTTTTGTAATGATATGTACTCAGGGTTGCTTAGATTTGGGTTGTTAAAGATGCGAGCTAAATCAAATTCACCATCTGGAATTTTATCAAATGCATCTGATTGTATTTCAAGCTCCTTGAGTTGTGCTTTGTATTTTTGGATTGTTTCACTAGTACTGCTTTCAATTGATCGCAACTTATCTCGCAATCCTTCAGCTGTTCTTATGGCAGGTTGAGCTTGCTCTACAATCTGCACTTGTTCAACAGGCTTTACGATAGCCGGTTTTACTTCTTTTGGCTTAGGCTGTTGCGTTGTAGGCTTCGGTGTTACTGTGTCTGGTTTTGCTGTGACTGGCTTAGATTGTTCTATAGGTTTAGGTTTCACTACAGGTGTAATAGGTTTAGGTGTTGCAGGCTTTGGTTTTGACACTTCACCAATGTTACGTAATGGCAGCACTCGTGTAGTAGGCCCCCAGTCCTTATCTTGCTTGACCTGAATCATGTCAAGTAGCGGCTTACCGTTCTTATACATCTCAAACCTAGCAGGCCCCATGATTGCCAGCTTGTCTGCATCAGACAATCCAGCAAGTATCTTTTCAGGAGTCGCTACGGGTGGCCTTGTATCCGGGATGCTACTATCCCCGGTAATCTCCGCCCAGGACATCGTTGCAGGTATCATCACGCACCGGCAGTTCGGATGTGAAGGCATGATGGTATCGGTAGCCTGAAGCGTACCGGATAGAGCCAAGCAAGCCAGACATACCCGCGCATCCTGCGTAGCCTGCCGCCGGTATCCTTGCACCGCTGGATTCTGGGTGTAGAGTTGCCGCTGGGCTTCACGGGCTGACCGGATCATCTCAGTACGGGCAATAGTCTCTGCTCGTTGTCTACCAATATCAGCTGCACGTCTTACACGTCTGGCTACCGTTCGTGGGCCTTCACCCAACGAGATGCCCTGCACGAGCGCCATCTCCATGGCGTTGGTGGTTACCTGTGGAATCTTATTGAATAACTCAGCCAGAGGTGAACCATCGCCAGCGAACCCGACAAAGGCTTGGAGTTGCTCGTCTGGTAGGTTTGTCCATGAAGTACCAATGGAAACATTGGCGGGCTTTTTACCCGCTGCCGCTTCCACAAGGCTCTGCGTTGCATCATTAGCAAGCTTAGCGGCTTCAGTCTGGCCATCGGTAGTTATCTGTGTCCCTTCGTCGGCAAAGGCTTGTAGGTTCCTGCCTAACTCGTTTATGTTGTCGATGATACGTTGCCGCATCCACAAAATGGTTTCGCTTGGTGGTTCTCCGTTGGCTTCACGCTCGGCTATCCTACCTTCCAGCGCTTCCAGTTCATCGATGCTTGCCTTGGTTGCTGCCTTGTATGCGCGTTGCATCCGGCTTATGGCTACGCCTTCACGCTCCAGCAGGTCGTTGCGGAACTTCTGGGATGCTGCATAAATACGAGCGGTGCCGTCATCTACTCGTTTGGTAGTGGCTCCAGCTCGTATCCGTAAAAAGGGTGGCTCTTGTACACTACCCCCGGAGTGCAGGAATGCAGTTCATCAAGGCTCTTGGCTGCTTCATCTCGCAGGGTAACCGGTGCGGCTCCAGTGTGCTGTACTGGGAGGTTCAAGAAGTTAGTCACGCTACCCGGATCGTAACCGGAACGAATGAGGATACCTGCCGCGTTGGTTGTCTCGGCTAGTGATACACCGGTGCCAGCCTGTACGCTGATAGCGGATGGATGTAGTACGCCTTCATCCTCCGGTACGGCTTCAAGGCCGGCTATCCGCTTTGCTTCCGCACGGTCGATGATGCCAGCCTTGTACAACCGCTCTGCCCGCTCCGCTTCAGCCGCTAGGTCATCAGCCAAAGCCCGCACGGTTTCAAGGTCGTACTGAACAAAGTCACCTTCCTGTGTCTCTGGGTATTCTGGCAAAAGGTCGGCGGTAATCGCATCGGCAAGGGTACGGAGCAAAGGCACCATGCCGTCTTCCCACGCTGCCTGTTGGGCGCGCTCGTAGTTACTGTAGGTAGACCTTTCCAATCCGCTACCAAGCCCTAAAACCATCGGGTTGATACCAAGGGCAGAACAGATACGCTCCTCAGGTACACGTCTCACGGAATCCAATGCAAGCTCGGAAGGCGTAAGGGATACACGATCGAGTTTATATGCACCGGTCATAACCACGATGCCGCCAGAACCGTCCCCGGTAAGGTCTTCGTGCAGCTGCCGCTTGACCTGCCGGGCATCATCCATGCTGATATCAACGGTCTGGTCTTTGGCATCAGGCCCGACAATCAAGGACGGCATCGCCCCGTTAGCAAGCAAGCCGTAAGCGGTTGTAGATGCCGTGTTGTCGGTGGCTATCTCGCGCAGTACAGCCATTACCGGGCTACGCCCCAAGCGGATGTCCTGCGGGTCACGGTTGTACCGGATGTGGATAATGTCGGATACCGGGATATCAAAAGAGCGCCCGTCCGTGGTGTAGATGTAGTGCGTCAAAGGGTTTACACCGTTACCGACAGGACGCACCATGTCCTGCGGCAGGAACTGCAAAGCAGTCACCACGCCACGCGTTGTAGATCGAATCTTACGGAGGTACGTATTCCCAAAGAGCTTGTAATCTTGGATAACCCAAGACCAAAATAAGGAACCCATAATCATCGGATCAGGTTGAGCCATGAGCTTGATTACCGGGTGGTCTTCTACAGGCTCCGCTTGCTGGCTGTCTACCGGTCGGTAGAGCCTTGGTGTGGCTTGAGGGTAGTTCCTAACGTACCAGTCGATGGCGGATGCAACAACCCCGTTAAGCCCAAGGTCACCGGCTATGCGTGACCAGTCTTTGGTTGAACCTGGAAGCGCACGGCGTAGCAATGTCTGCAGCTGACCAGAGCCGTAACCGGTTAGGTAGATGTCCCTAGACTGGGACAATGGCAGCGGTAGTGCCTGTGTCGGGTTGGCTGCGGCTTTACGTCCTAGGAAGCGGTCAAAGATACCCATGGCTTCAGTATCCCACAGGTAATAAAAAAGCCCCCTTGCGGGGGCCTGTGGCGGTTTGGTGGTTTAGATTGTCTTCATCTCGTAGCGGTAAGCGTCTCCGCTAACGATGTATGTCTTGATGTTACCGTTTTCGCTTGAGCCTTCGTAATACCAAGATGTCTCAGTGTCTGCGTTCATCTTGATAAGCGACTCTGCCCATTCACCGGCACATTGCCAAGTACCAACCGGTGCTACATCAACAACCACGCCATCTTCTGTCAACACTTGGCGAATCTCTTTGTTTGCGGTCTTTAGTTTCATATCTATCTATCTCCCTGCTTGATGTAGATAATATACACTCTAAGTATATA